ATGTCACCCTTCGCGATTTGGTCGGCGTTGACGCCGTATTGCGCGAGCGTCGCGTTGGCTTTCTTGTTGCCGCCGCGCGCGGCTTCCATCGTCTTGGACAACCTTGTCAAGCCGATTTGGAACTGTTTCGTGTTGATCCCCCGGACCTTGGTGATTTCTGCCCACGACGACGCGGCGCGCGCGTCAAGGCCGGTGGCGCGTTGCAGCGTCATGGTGGACTTGGCCAAGTCCTCCGTCTGCGACACGGCGCCCTTGAGGAACCGGCCAGCGCCGTAGATCGCGGCGGTTCCGCCGGCCCATTTCGCGACGCCCTTCCACCCGACCTTCGCTTTCTGACCGGACTTCTCGGACTCCGTGCCGATGGAGCCGATGGCCTTGGACGCGCCTTCGGCGGCCTGCGTAAACGCGCGTGAGCCTTGAAGCTTGAGGATGGTTTCAACGACGTTGGCCATTGGGTTCGTCTGTCCTGCGTCGTTCGGTGGATTGCGTTCCTACGGCCGTGCGTCCGATCCACGCGGCAAATCCGCCGGCGAGCGTCGAGCCGATGGCGGCCAGTCCCGTCATGGCCACTTGGTTACTGCCTTGCGCGTGCCAGCCCAGCACGACAAGACCGACCACCACGATGGCCAAGGAAAGGCCGCCGCCGATGACGGCCGCCATGACGACCGGCCGATAGTTCGGCTCGCGTCGCAGCGAACGCGGGTCGGGAAGCGGTGGGATTTCTTCGTGTGACGGCGTCACTTGAACAGCCGGCCAACCGCGTTGGCGATTTCGGCAGCCAACGACCTATCGCGCTGTTGCTGGAATCGCAGCGCGGCCTTCCCTACGGACTGCAACATCAAAACTTCCGTGGGGTCGTCGGAGGTCAACAGCCGTGAGCCATCGACCCCCAACACGCATAGCAACGCCGCCGCTTGGATCGCGGCGGCCTCCGTCATTCCCCCGCGAGTTCTTCCGCCGTTTCGGTGTCCATGCGCTGCGTCCAGTCCAAAACCTCGCCGGCGCTGACGGCCATAGCGACCTCGTTATTGCCGTAGACCCAGCGCAACGCCTCGCGCGCGGTCTTGAAGTCCTGGCCGAACAGCGCGCCCAATTCGGCGTCGAACCGGCGCGACTCGCCGGACGGATCAACGGGAATCAGTTCGCCCCCGTCGTCGCGGAACAGGATTTCGCGGCACGCCGCGATCAGCACGTCCATGTTCGCGTGCGCGAGCGTACGGCCGTCGCGGTCATCGCGGTTGGCCAGCGCCTGCGTCTTGGCAATGGCCTTCCATGGCACCGGTCCGAACCGAACGACCAAGCGACCTTCGTAGCCGGGAATGTCTAGGTCCAAGTGGCGATCAGCGGTCAGCGCTTCATGACGCGTCCGGAGCCACGCCAAGTGGCTCGCGTTACCGTTGAGCGCCGGCGCGTCGTCTGCCATTACGCCACTGTCCCAGCCGGCGTGACCTCAAGTTCCAGCAACGCCGCGTCCGACGATTCGGAGTCGATTTCCGGCGGCGTCACCGTCTTCAACGTGCCGGAGTAGACCAACGGCTTTCCGTACGCGTTGCCGTCCGTGTCGAGCGGCTGCCGGTTGACGGTGACTTGGCCCTTGCCGACGCGGCCGATCAGCCAATGGATGCGGTCGTCACCGGCCTGGAATACCGCGAGCCGGTACAGCACCGACACGGTGACGTTGCCGACCTCCACGGAGCCGCCAAGCGACACGTGAAGCCCCATGTTCCCCGGCTTGTACTTCGTTTCCTCCGAGTCAATCTCGCCCCCGCTCAGCTTGTCCCAAATGCCGAAGTCCAGCCCGTCCACGTTGACGGTGATTGCGTATTGATCCTGACGTGACATGTCGCCACCCCTTACGCGGCGAGCGCCAACGGCTGATCCGTGGCGACCTTGACGATTTCGATGACGACGTACTCCGCGAACGGGGACATGCGCACGCCGATGACCGCGTGGAGTTCGCCGTTGGCGATGGTTGTTTCCGTATTGATGCCGGGTCCGACGTCCACGAAGAACGCGTCTTGCGCGGTGTCCCCGTAGAGGCTTCCGGCCTCCCAATAGGGGATCAGCATGGCCGACAATTCGGCGCCGAATTGGCTGATCTTCACCCGCCGGCCGTCGATTTGGGAGAACACGTAGCGTTCGCCGATGGCTTCCGCCTTGGCGACAATCTCCATGTTCAGACGCGCGTTTCCGAGGTTCCCCCAGCCGGTGTCGAGCGGCGCGAGCGTCCGATACCCGTAGGTTTCGACTTGCCCGTAAATCACGCGGGCAATGTCCACGCCGGCTTCGTTGAGCGTTTCGCGCTCCGCGTCCGTGTACGTCGCGGTCAAGTCGATGGCGAAACGGGAAATGCCGTTGACGCCGGCGGCCGGAACGTTCGGGGAGAACCGCGAGGCGTTGCGCGCCATGATGCCGGCTTCAACCGCCGAGTAGGGAACCGTCCGCGTATCGGCCGACGTGACGCCGGGGATGACCGCCGCCGGAGCGAACAGCGCCGCATAGCGTGCGTTGGGACTCACCGACAAAAGTGCGGCCGTGGCCTCAAGCGCCGTGGCCGTCATCGACGCGGGGTCTTGATCCAGCAGCGCAATCCGGTTGTTGTCGGCCGCGTGCTGCATCAATTCGTCGTGCGCGGCGGTCCCCATGGCGCCGGGGACGAACACTTGGCCGGGACCAAGCGCGCGCACGAGCGCGCCCAACCCGTCGTCCACTTCCGTCGCCGGCGACACGACAAGCGCCGCGCCTCCCTCGCGGAAGAATGCGTCCGCCGAGTCGTACGTGTCCGTGAATCCGGCGCGCTTGCCGAATGTGTTTTCGTAGTCCGTCATGGACCGCACTTGGTCCACGGACCCCTTTTCGGTCGCGCCAACCATGAACGCCATTCCGGCATCGGTTGGTGCGGACCGTGGCGGGACGTCCGCGCGCGACGTGACCACGACGCCGGGTCGTGCCATGTCTGTCTCCCTCTACGGGGTGGTTATGGGATGCGTTGGACCTCCACCGCGACGTCCTCCACGGTGGGGTCGGTGGGAAGCGGAACCGTGTCCGGGTCCGGCGGTTCGGACGGGGTGACGGGTCCACCCCAGCGACGCGTCACGTCATCGACTTGGACCGCGAAGATCGCTTGGCCGGCGCCGAGTGACCGTGTGTCGATGGACGGGAGGTCGTCATAGTTTTCGTCCAGCCATTCCACGCCGGCGGCGAATCCTTCAAGCGATTGGTGCTGCAACATGCACGCGCGAAGCGCCGCGCAATACAGCTTTGCCAACTCCGTGGTTTCGTCCATGGTGCGCGCGCTGACGATCACGCCGATACCCAGCGACCACGTCGCGCGATAGGTCCCCTCCCCACCCGCCGCTGGCGGTTGCAGCAATCCGGGGGACACGATCAGCACGCGCGGAATCTGATCCTCGGGCCACGTTTCGAAGTCGGGTGACGTCGTCCACGCGCGCACGCGCGGAAGCGATCCGGGGTTGCGCTGCGTCTGGCGCTCCATTTCCGCGAGATACGTCCCCGACCACCGCTTGAGCATGGCCACCGCCGCGAGTTCCACGTTGCGGCCGGTAATGATCGGGCCGATATCCACGCCGAAGGGAATCGGCGTCATGTCGTGTCACCCGTGGCGATGTAGTCGCCAATTGCATCGTTGATTCGTTGGAGTTGCGCGGCCGTGAACGCCTGCGTTGGCCGCTTGGCCTGCCCCCTGCCGGATTCGTGATAGTCGGCGTAGGGAAGCGTCGTGCCGAACGCGAGTTCGTGCGCTCGCCGGTCGTCCACTTGGTCTTTTGCGCGCGACGCGGTCAGCGCCTTGTGGAGCGCTCCGGACGCGCGGAGGATGCCGTTGTCCTGGTGCAGCCGACGTTTGACCTCGCGCGTGGAATCCTCAAGCCGTTTCCACGCCACCGCGCCACCGTTGCGCCGGAAGATTTCTGCTTCGGCTTCCTGATACGCGGCGCGAACCTTCGATCCCGCCGGCTTGACGTCGTTGGCGCGTCGGCCGGTGTCGTTGATCGCCTTGGCGGCCCTGTCCGCGCCCACCGTCTTGATCGTGTACGGCGCGCGCGCCATTACGCCGGTTCCTCCGGAAGCCACACGCCACGGCTTTCGTCGTTCGCCACGTCGCCGGCCTCCCACAACCCCGACGCCGGCTCCACGCCCACTGGGAGGTCTTCGGGTTGCGGCGGCTCGCGCGGCGGTTGGAACGGGGATGCGCGCCAATTCGCCGGGTTCTCCGGCTCCGGCCACCAGTCCCACACCGGCAGCCCGTATTGCGACGCGTACAGGAACGTCGGCGTCCATTCTGAGTGCGCGCGGTGCCCCGGCGATCCATAGCCGGGGTCATCGGGGTCGGTCGCGCCGGCAAGCGCGTCCGTCAGCGCCTGCAAATCGTCTATATATTCCTGCCGAAGTTGTTCGTACGCGCTCCGGTCAGAGCGCACTTGCTCCGGGAAATAGGACTTTTCGATGCGCATGGCCGCGCGATACGCGGTCAACTCGCGCACGGCCGGCCAATACGCTTGCGGGAGAAAGGCGGGGTCCGGAATGTGCGTCGCCATCAACCCAACGGCGGCGTCAATCTGCGCTTGCGCTTCCACGTCGGTCGGCCGTGTATCGGCGGTGAACGTGCCGAGTTCGTGGCCTTCGGAATCCTTCGTGCGCGCGCGCAACAGTCCGGCCACGTCGTCAATCGACGGCCGGATTTCGGTGGAGGGATCGGGGGTAGACATAGCCACACCGGGGACGCCGCTAGCGTCGGGAGGTCGGTCGCGACGCCCCCGGTTGATGACGCCGGCCTATGGGGTGACCGGTGCGGGGTGGAGAACCGAGAACGGGAACGCGGTCCCCGTCGCGTCCGGCTCGCGCCGCGTGATCGGCGCGGCGAGCGCGTAACCGAAGCGCGCCACGACACGCAGCGCGACCGAGTCCTGTTGCGGAAGGTTCAACAGGACCTTGCCGGTGTCGTCGGTGATGACGGCCTGATCGAGCAGCTTCCACGTCAGGTCTTGCCGGATGCCGAGAATGGCCATCGACCAATCGCCGGCAATGGCCAGCGTTTGCGCGTCGAAGACACCGGGTCCGACGTAGCGGATCGGCACGCCTTCGACTTCGTTGGTGGACACGTCCGCGATCTTCTGGCCGGTCGTGTCGCGCGACTTGCGCAGCCCGGAACGGATCGCGCGCTTGGCCGCGATGCCGGTGACGTCGTACCCGTCTTCCTCCACGTCATCGAACGTTTCCAACAGATCGGTGGCAAGGCCACCGTCCGCCGGCGTGGAATCCGCCGTGTTCTCGTTGCCGGCCGCGATAGCCGCCGGGATCAGCGCCGCCGGCCACGAC